GCACCGGGGGCTGCGGTGGGGGTGGGTACTGCGTCGGGGAGGGGAGGTGAGAGCCTAGCTACCGCTGCATCCCTCAGATTTAGGGCCTCATCAAAGTCGTCAAAAATGGGAACATCATCCATGATGTCCTTATACCCGCCACGCCTGACTCCATCAGCACCCTTCGCAGAAACGGGAATTTCTGGTAGTCCTGTTAGCCCATCAACATCACGCACCATAAGCACGATGTCTGGCTCGCCCATGAGTTGGTAGTTCCAACCCTCTGGCGCGTAGGCAGAATTGAATCGCACACGAGCGGCTGGCCTGAACCCATGATTTGCATATAGGTTAGGTAACTTCGCGTTGATATCAAAAGCATCAAGAGTCCTAGACTCCTTCGATGCTTCATTGAGAATAGGGTCTATGTTGTGCGTAGAGCCTGTTCTTTTATAAACAGAGACAAGGTCACCACCAGGGGTGACCGCAACGCCCGCCGAATTGTCAGGGGCTAGATAGAGCCTTGTGGTGGGGTCGGAGTAGAAGGCTGGGTCTTTGACCTCAACTGCTGCTCCATGCGGATGCGTTCTTCTGACTTCCCGTAGGTTGTCAAAGAATCCTCTTCCTCTGGACTGAGGTTCAACAGCATATGATCCGAGAACGCCTTCTGGAACGCCGCCTTTGTCGATTCCTTGCTCATAACGTGTCCTCCCGGGAGAGTATACCACATCAGGCGCACCGGGAGCTGCGGTAGGACGTGGCCCAATGATATCGTCAGCATCAACTACGTCGTCGGGAGCCATCCCAAGGGGGGCTTCTTCGGCGGCCTCTACTGCTGGCCGGCGGAACCGACTAGCAATGGGACGTACTACCGGCCCTGCTACTCGGCCTATTCCCCTAGCCGCCAAGCGCCCTGCTGCCTCTTCCAATTCCCACGGGGCTCTTAGAACTTTACCGGTTCCCCTTAGCCCTGTCTCGATGCCACGTTTCACCCTGACGCCACCACGAGTAGCAGGAACAATTGTCTTGGCAAGAGTTCCGGCAAGTCTTGGCGCGGCGCTAATTAGTTTTGCGCCAGCTAGTGCTGGGCCGCCTGTTGGGACAAAAGATCCAGCTATCTCAGCCGTCCCCCAGAAACCTGGGCCGGCATTGAGTACATCCTGGTATGCTTCAATCGCCGCATCCCAGTCCCCTTGCTGGCGCATTTTGTTAAATGCCATCATTGCTTCGGGGGTACGCTCTACGTCGGGCATCCAGTCTTTTACGCCGGGGACAAAGTGGGTCCAAGCGGTGAAGGGATTTAAGCCTATGGCAGTACCGATACCCAAACCGGCTAAACGTGCTGCGCGGTCAAAGTAGCGAAAACCAGCCCCACCAACATCCGCAAGGCTAGACAGAGGTGTTCCCGGGCGATCCTCTTCCTCCCCCAGAGGGCCAGGCGCAAGCACAGGCTTAGACATTTCCGCGGCGCGCTTTCTCACAGCGCGCCGCCTCATGACATCCTCTAGCCTGTTAAGTTTTGCTTGACTTAATTCGCCCATTAGTAATTAAACAGGAACCGTGTCCTTGGATTAGCCGTCATCCCTGTCATTCCCCGTGCGGTTTGGGGCAAGCGCCCGTACCGTGCAGTCCACGGGTTCGTTTCGAGGAACTCTTGGAATGTCGTAGGTTCCCGGCCTTCCCGCATAGCGGTACCTGCTGTTTGGTAATAGTCTTGAGTTATATCCTGATAGGCATCCTCAAAGAATCTTCGTCTCCGAGGGCTCCTCCCGGCAAAGCCTAACCCCGCAGGAGAGCTGTAATACTGGGCAGGCTCAAACTGTGCAAGGACCTGGCTCCACCAATCAGGGCTGAAGTTTTGGAATGTGGTTGCCATAAACTACACCTCATGCTGCTTCCGTGGGACTTACTTGACTAACATACCAATCTAGGAAACTTCCTGTGGGCTGGCCTATGTCTTGCCGGTATTGTTGCTGTTCCTGCAAGGCATTAGCTATAGCCCTACCCATTGCCCCACCATATGCAGCTCGGTCAGGGGCTTGCCTTTGTTGTGCGAGAAGGGTGGCTACGGCCAGTTGATTCGCCTCTGCCTCCCGCTGGCCGGCTTCTAACGGATTAAACATAGCTCCATACCATGCTGCCTGTCTCCAGTCGTCAGTCCCTGGAGTAAACTGAGCCATATATTCTCCCATGGGCCGCCGGGTAGCTCCCCTAGCCACGTTTGCCCGTGCCAACAAATCCTGATAGGTATTTGCTCGCCATGCCACAGCGCTCGGATCTTCTGCCCCCTGGCCACCGACCCAGCTACCGACATAATCTTCAAAAGTCGGCTCAGTCTCCCAAGCCTCTTGCCCCATCCTAGGCGCTCCGAGTAGATACCTTCCTTGGAGCCGTGTTCCCAACTGCTGCAAGGGTACTCGGGTCTCCCAAAACGGGTCCTGCCTCCCAGCAATTTTCGCCCACTCCTGCCCTGGGGTCCACTCCTGCGGTGGCAGCCAAGACTCACGTACCCATTTTCCGTCTACGAATGGCATATTGCCACCTCCCTATTGTCTAAAAGCCATATGTCTCTTCGGGACCACGTAGGAAGTAGTCATCCAGGGGATCACTCATGCTTCGTCCGCCAGCCACAACTCGCGAGGGTGGCGGGGTTAGCGGGGCTGCCATGGTTTTTGGATTGAATTCGCTCCATATAACGTCAGAGCGCTTCATTGGAGTCGTTGGCTCCACTACAAGTGGCTCCTCTGGTGTCCCGGGCTTCCTTATCCCCGCCGTCATATGGTTGAAGATCTTCTCTTCTCCCCACCCGATTCGTCTGAAATAGTCCATTTGGTTCTGGGCGATAGCATGGACTCTGCCGGAATAGTATCCCATGCCTCCATGAGTGAGAGCCATCTTCACCAACTCGTCACGGTTATTCTTGTTTGCGCTTGGCGTCGAGGCACCCCAGTCAGCTTCCCCGAATAACCCGACCATCCATCGTTGCTTTTCCATGTCTTCGGGTGACCAGTCTTTAAGAGGGTACTCTGCTGGCCTAGCAGACTGCTCGAATATCCGGCCCACATCCTGAACTAGTTCATAGAAATCTGGTCCCTCAGCAGGATCAAGCCGTTGTGCAAATGGCCGTGCAAGATATCCATTAAGATACTCTTGATAATTATCTTCCAGGGCTGTAGCCGCAGCCTGCGCCATTATTGGGTCCGTACCCTTCGTGGCTTTCTCCATATTATCCCAAGCCTGCTGCCCCTGCTCCAAGAAGAAGAGAAGTCTGGTTTGCTGACTCAAATTAGAGAGTTCGGACGTGCTTGCCTCTCCCACCCCCGACATACCGTATATCGTATTATAGAACCTCTCTGAGAGATTCTCCTGTGCAACGCTATATTTGCGTTCAGCTTCCTGGCCTGTGACTGGCTCCCCTTTTCCCATAGCCTCAGCCAAGGCAGTCGCTTGGCCGGGTATAGCGACGGGTACTCCATCGGCTCCGGGGGCTAGGGGTGTAGTAGGTGCAGCGGATGCAGCGGGTGTAGTGGGTGCAGCGGGTGTAGTGGGCTGTGCAGGTAAAGTCTTACCACCCATCCTTCCAGCCTCTACTTTAGCCTTTCTGAACTCTTCGCTCGCCTCCCCTCGCTCTGTCGTGGATAATGGTGGGTCCTGCCGATTCATCCAGGCAGTCAGTTCATCCCCACTCACACGACCGGCAAGTTGTGCGACATCAGGCCATGCCTCTCTTATGAGTCTATCGCGCTCTCCCTGCACTTTCGCACTATATAGATCTATCTCTTCCTGAGTAGCCCCTATGGACGGTCCAGTTATCTCAGGATCATCCCATGCAGTTTCGAGAAATGTATCCCCTATCCATCGTCCGACCTTCTCCAATGTGGACGTTACGGGGTCTGCATACTCAGAAGCCTCCTGCCAAATACCGGACAGAGTTACGGGGTTCTGTACAATGTCCACCCGCCCGGCATGGGCCGCCATGAACTGATCGCGCAAATCCTGTGCGTCCTGCCCGGGACGATCTGACCGATTCAAAAAGGCGTCAAAGGCTCCTGGGCTCATTTGTAAGACAAGTTGCTCGTAGTCACCATGGGCCAGAGCCCACTCAGTAGCCTCGTCTGCCTCACGCCACATGTCATCCTGATCTGTTGGTGCGGCGGGGGCCACGGGGAACAGCGGGTCAACTCTACCGACGCTTGGGTCAACTCTACCGACGCCTGGGTCAAATAGGCCCTCAGTATATAGGGGATCTGCCTGTATATGTTCCTCTATATTCGTATAATCCTCTAGGAGCTGCAATGCCTCGGATTCATCTTTAGCGCGCCGCTCTTCTCTAGCTGCATAAACGCCTAGCCCTCGGGGGATCGCTCTCACGAAATTCCCAAACTTGTCTAAGTACCCCCCCAAACGGTTCACCTCGCGCTCCGGAAGCGGGATGGGGCCACCAGGCCAGAGACCTCCCGTCACGTCTCCGGGGCTTCCTCCGGCAGTGAATAGGGGGTCATCTTCCGGGCCGGCGTATACTATATTTTCCCTCATGCTAGGCGGACGATCAAAGACCCCGAGTACATTTTCCGCGGTTGTCTCGAGCCAAGGGCGTAGCGGCCTTTGCCGGTCAAATAGGGGATCTGCCTGTATATGTTCCTCTTCGGCATCAAAGCCAAGGGGAAGCTGCGGAGATATGTCCGGGCGTATATCTGCAAGCTCCTCTAAAATCATAGGGGTGATCCCAGTTGGGTCTATAGGACGTTGGTCAATGGTGATCGGACCTGGGGTAGCTATAACTGAGCTAACCACCTCACTTAGGTTGTTAAGCTCCTCCAAAATATCTTGCGGGTCTTTGTCCTCCTCAATGCGCCCGAAGATATCCTCCAACTCTGTGCCCGCTTCTGGTATGAAGAATTCACCGGCGGCCAACCAATCTTCTTCGGACTCGCCGGATACAAAGCGTTGTTCTTCCCGGTCTTCCCCATATCCTGCAAGGGGGTCATCAATAGCCCCTTGCATTTCTATATAATCAGCCAGCGCCTTTTCAAAGTCGCCATCTTGGCTGTCAAGCATACGATAGTAGACTTCTGCCGGCACACCTTTCGGTACATTGGCTGCCATATTGGTTAGATACCAATGGTTCCCATAATCATTTTTAGCCGTAACCATCTATATTCCTCCTTGAGCGCCGGGCCTGGACGTACCCGGTGGCACGAGCGGTCCCGCTTGTGGAGTCGGAGGCGGCGGCGGTACGCCCTGCATAGCTGGGGGCATTACCGCTGGGTTTGCAATTGGCGGCCCATCCGGTGAGGAGGCACCGGGGGGCCTAGGGCCGCCTGGAGGGAGGGGTCCACCTGTAGGACCGCCGGGCATGTTAGCATTTCGCTTCTCTGCTTCCTGCCGTTTCTGCATGATAACGGAGGTTAGCTCACCGACATAGAACTGTACCAGGTCATCTCGTCCTTGCCGTTCCGATGCGCGGAGCAGTGTCCAGAGTGCTGCTTCTGGCAGCATCCTCTCTGCCAACTGTTCTTTGATGGAGTCGTCCATCTGGTCTGCGTCCTGAATCGCTAGTATCCGATCTCGGATCGCCCTGTCGGACAGCAGTGGTGTCGGCCCTTCTCTTGCGATCTGGGCCATAGAGTATCGTGTCATATCGTCCTGTGGTAGTTGTCCTATCAGGTTCACGATAGGTTGTCCCGTGTCCTTTAGGTCATCGGGGTTGATCTCCTCGGTGAAGTACACCCGGTTCCGGTCCATCCCGGAGAGTTGCATCGACTTGAACGAGCCTTCGACATACTGGTCCGAGATGAGATTGAACATCATCTGGTAGGCTTTCTCAACGCCTCTCAGGTATTTGTTCACCACGGTTTCGACGCCCTGCCGGAGTGTGTTGATAGCGAACCCTGAGAGTTGGAAGGGGAGTTCCCCGTACACTGAGTGGGGGATGGAGCCGCGCTGCATCTCTCCCGAGACGAGGCTCATAAACGCTCCGGTCTCCTTTGCCATCTCCAGCAGGCCCAATGGTTCCACGTTCTCGTTCTGTGCCAGAGATATCTCCGAGCCTTCCAGGTATGGGTCTTCATCGAGGGACTTTGTCCCATCGCGGGACCTCACGATAAGTCCTTGCCGTCGTGACCGTGCGGTCAGTTCCAGAAGGGTACTCATCATCAAATTATGTTTTGGGTATAGATCTCTGGTAGATCTGTACACTGATTCGCCGACATCGGCGATAGTGTCCTGCATGGTTGACTGGGAGAGTGCCACGATATAGGGGTTTGACCCTATCGGACCAAGGAACGCCGGCACCTGGTCTGCGCCGTGTCGTGTCTGTTTCTTCACCACCCGTGTCAGCGGCTGCGTTGTCGAGCCGTTATGGATCAGGATGGTATTGAATTCCTTGTCATAGAAGTCGTAGACGTTGATACCGTCTGCGGTATATTGGGCTTCCCAGTCCATTTTGATATTGTACTGAGAAAGTATTTGCTCTTTGGTCTTCGGGACCTTATAGCAGATCCACTCCAGCCCATCGGAGCCCGTGCCCCAGTAGGTATGAAGCGGGTCCCACGGCGTGATATCAACATACGTTGAGCCGTCGGGCCGTTTCGCCAGTAGTGCCCTTCCCGCATACCAGCCCCGGATAACAGCATACCAGCCGATCTGGTCACGCAGTGTGGGGAGCATGAGTCTGCACAGCCGCTCATCGGCGGCTTTGAGCAGCCCGATGAGGAACCGTTCCTTCATGTCGTTGCGTTCCCGGACTTCGGAGTCTCCCCCATCATGGGGGATACGCACCGTCATTTCGGCACCGGCGACCCAGCCTATCACCTTTTCCGCATAGGTCTGCGGATCATTGGACGTATAGGACTGATATCCTTCGCCTGCGTCGTATGGTTCAAGCCGAAAGAGGGCGTGGTCGTCCTGCATCCTCTGGCGCAGTGGTTCCGTGGCGTCGTAGTGCGCCTCGACCAGGGCCACAATATCTTCCGGTTTACGCCTTGCCATCTACACCCACCTCTTCACATGGATACGGTCTCGTCCTTCGACATATCCGTACCCGAATCGGTCTATAAGGCCGTAGATCACAGCTTTTATGCCATGATTATACTTGTCTTCTGGGATTTCGCCAACTATGTTCCCTTCCCTGTCTGTTTTCCACCTGTACGCCTTGGTCTGTCCGTCAAACGGATTAGGCGCGGAGCCGAATTCTGACAGGATTCCGTGGCATTTAGGGTTGAACACTATCCTTGGCGCATGGGTCTTGGGGTCTATCTTCAGCCAGCCTTTGAGCCGTTCCGTACCCTCGTTGATACGAATCTTTTGGGAGGAGAGATAAAGCCCTGTCCTTTCCAGCCAGACTTCTGCCGGTGCTGCCATTGCTTGGTGTTGCGTACCGGCGATATCAATGACACCGAATCTGACGTCTCTCCACCATTCCTTGGTTTGGGCGATGGAGATGATCTCTTCGGTGACGAGTCCTTGCTCATAGATTTCGTCGATGACACAGAGTTGTTCTCCTTTGACTTGGACCGCGAGAACCGAATACGCCCCCGCATATCCTGGGTCCATCCATAGATGTACCGGATCACCCTGTTCATATTCCACCTCGCTTATATGTACGTCTGGTCTGAACTCCGGGAACACGAGACCCCGTGGCGGCGAGGGTTTGCCCTCGATCCGCTCCATAAAGAAATCGTCACTTGAAACTTCTTTGAGCCGTTGTATCTCGGGGTCATCCACTCCCCCGGGGTACAGGTACATATTCGTATAGCTTGGTAGGGAGAAGGCCCGTGCCTCCTTGTCCGCGCCGGACGCCCAGGCGGTAAACATTTGGGGATACCATCCTAGAGATCCTTCAAACGTCCCAGATAGGAACATCCACCCTCGCTTCGGGGCACATCGTCCTCGAAGCCGGAAGAATGTCTCAAGGTCTAGCTGGCTTGCCTCGCATCCGATGATCCCGTTGGGCGCTCGCATCGCGAGTGTCCGAGGGTCCTTAGCACTCTTTGTCTCGATTCTAGTCCCATCTGCAAGAGTAAGGTGCCCAGGATCAACCCGCTTCGAGGCTTCCTTGAGTATCCCGAGTGCGCTGAAGTCCTGAAGTAGGTACTCGAATTCTGCCCGTGTCCGTTCGTAGTCCGCTGCGACGAGCCAGTAAAGACCCCTCTCCTCGGTTTCCGCGAATCTCGAAAGAAGATACTTCGAGGCAATAAGCGACTTCCCTGCCTGCTCTCCTCCCGCCACGAGATTGAACCGGTACTGGGACCAGAGTATGGCCCCCTGCTCAGGCGTCGGCGTGAAACCTACCTTCTCAAAAAGGTAATCACGTAATTCAGGCCCCTTCGTGAGCGTCGTCACCGTTACGCTTCCTTCTCCGGTGCGTCCCTGCGCTTCTCCAATAACTCTGTAAGCGTCTTCTCAACACTCGCCGGCAACGCTTCCGATACCTTCGCCTTCTCCTCACGGCTCACAGAACGAGCCGCCTTCCTCCACTCAATAATCAAGTCCTTCGCCGAGTCCTCACTCATAGCGAACTGCGGCCTGAACTTGGTTGGTAGGTTAGCATTCAATAACCCCAACAGCAACACGTCACTCCCACGGTTCTTGTCGGGATTCTTCACCCTCTCCAGCGCAACCTCCTCCAAATACTCCCCGAACTCCACCTGCGCCTCCGAAACCTTCCTCATAAAATCAGGGTCAGCCCATACCCAACCGTCATATGTCGCCTTCGATATCTTTATGGCGCGCCGCGCACCACTCCGCGTCCCAACCTCCCGGAACGCCTTCAAGAATAAATCCTTCCTCGTCTGCCTGCCCCTACTCCGTTCCGCATTCGTCCGGCCTATGTTCGTCCGGCCCATGTTCGTCCGCCGATCTTTATCTTCCATGATCCCTCTCCCTTAACAATCCCTCTCCCTAACATACTAGCTTATATAACAATATAACATACCCCCCCCTACGGGGGGGGTTAATGTTATATAGTTATATGCTTAAGCTCTAGATACAAACACTAAGAAAGCATACCGTAACATTATGTAAACCTAACATGTTATATAACACGGTATAACATGTTATACCAGATACGAATCCCCCGATTTCTTAAGAAAACCCCCCTCATTATTATGTCAACATAACACGGATATAACACGGGCATAACATGTTATATCAAGCACGGAGAACCCTAACCTCCCACTAAGTGTCTTTATGGTGGGAGGTGAGGTTAGAGCCTATAAAGCCAGCTAGCTCCCGGTAGCTGAAAAAGAGCCTTTAGCGGAAAAAAGTCTGGCGAGGATATCTTTATACCCGCAACAGTAATCTTAAGCCATACCCCATACACGCACATACAACAGCCTCCTTCGACCCAGCGACACATGCACCCGACTACGTCGGTGCGCGCCGCTGGCGTGGATTTGCTCTCTGGGGCGTACTCCTAGCCGCTAGCCTACCCCCCTCCTCTCGCTACAGCCCGGGCACGGTGCCATGAGCGCAGAACGTCGGACGGGCAGCCGGGAGGCTGCTGGCGAGCCTGCCAGCGCCTGTGCTGGGCCTCTTTTGCGGAGCTTAGGTCTTAAAGACAACAATCCCCGACCGCTCTCCCGTTCTTTGGTCGCTGTCTTATACTTTGTCTAGCCTTTCTCCCGGCTTTGTATTGACCTTTGCTTGTGCTTTGTCTTGTCTCGAGCATACATCTTGTCCATGCTTTTGCTGAATGCTTTTCTTATACAAGTATAAAACAATGCATAGTCGAAAGTATGGATAAGACATACAAGTCGTATAAGAGATCGCCCATCTATGCGTTGTCTTAGAGCTATCTAAGATTACGCCTATGCTTTGTCTTAGACATTGACCAAGGAATTCCCGGCGGAAGTGTCGTTCCAGCCGCCCCTATCGACTACCTGTTTCATATCTAGGGGTTGACATCGTCGTGCTAATGGGGGTATGATCCTAGCCTAGCATCAGCTTAGGAGGTTTGGCATGGTAGCGAAACGATTAGAAGATGTAGCGGCCCGGGGC